CGCCGTTATGGATGGGACATTTGACGGCGGCGCCGTCTTTCCCAGCACTAAATGATTCGTGACGGTCGCCCAGTCACTCGCGACACCGGCCGCGCTTATTCCACGGACGCGAACGTCGTACTGCTGCCCATCCCTTACGTCGAGGATGTATACGTTTGTGATGTCGCTGGTCACAATGACGGACGGAATCCAAGTTGCGCCAGAGGACTGCTTATAGTGGACCTCGTAGGAGCCACCGCGCTGAACGAACTCGTTTTCGCTTTCGTTCCACGACACCCGCAACCGAGCGAAAACCGTTCCGTCTGTCCGAACGTATAGGTGCTCGGTGCCACTCGCCAACGCGAGCCCAGTTACCGCCTCCACGTCTGTGTATGTGGGGAAGTTTGAGTTTGGCGCTGGGTCGACCGCAAGCTCGTCGGCGACCGTCCATGAGTAAATGAGGGAAGCCGTTTCCACCATGCTGATTCGGATGGTGATGAGTCCATTTGTGTTGAGCTCAAGCGCGAACTGCCGAACCTCGAACTCCTTATTTGTCCACCCGAACAACGGGTCGGTGTACGTGATGACGTCCCCAATCTGTAGGCTCATCGCCTTAACGGTAAAAGTAAGGTCGACGACTATCGGCTGGCGAATCTGCCCAAGTCGTATCTTTGCGATTCTTTGCGCTTGGGTTGGCGAGGTGACGAAGTTGAGGACCAAGTCCTTGTATATTTCACGACCGTCCTCCGCGATGTATGCCGGCACCTTAACCGCTGGGAAATCTATCGGCTCAAAGTCGTGCTTCTTGCTTGCCAGCGTTCCGCGAACGCAGTTGAAGGTATCCTTCCGACTCCTCCGCGTTGTTACGTTGAACGCTCCGGCGACGTCGTCCCGCGATAGCGCAACCGATGGAGCCCTCCACTTTCCAGGGAGGATGCGCCACTTGCCGCCTTGGTACGCTATATCCCCGGCGATAGCGTCGGCCATCTCCTGAAGGACGTTCTGGGGCGCCTCGCTTGAGTCGAAAACGCCCTCGATTTCGTATCGTTTTTCGGTGCCCCCATCGACCAAAGTCACGGTCTCATCGCATACGTTGGCCGCCTCAATTAGCGCCTCGATGTCTATATCGGCCCAGTCGACCCCAAGGCCGAACTTGGTGTTTGTTAGGTAGTCCGCAATTACGAGTGCAGCGTTTGCGCTGTAGGCTGTCGTTTCTGTTCGTGGGTCGTATACCGGCTTACCCTGAACCTGGAACGAGATTGCCGGGAGCCCCTGGGGGAACTTTGACTCATCCCAAACTGTAATTATATAGGCGTGAGCGCATCCCCTCTGACGATGGTTGTCGGTCCACTTGGCCGGAAGCTGGTTTACAAGGTCAGGAATTGCGAGTTGAGAATCAGACCCGTTGTTCCATGCCATGAAAACGAGTCTGGTTGTACCGCCTTTGCTGTTTGTTTTCGTATAGTAGCCCGTGGACCATCGCGGGTCTGGGCTGGCACCGAACGCAACCTTTCTTTCGTCGAGGTAGACGTCCGTCACGGAGGCGATTTGATGCGCGGCTAGCGTGATTACCTGATGAAGCCACTGACCTCCACCGAATTGCAGGAACGCTTCGCCGGCCGCCTCAACGACTCCCGTCCCGTTGCCCTCGGCCTTATCTGCTTTTACTAACGCGGAAGCTGAAGCGCTGCCATTGATAGCTGCTACCACCTGCGCCGCCGTAGCCGTTGAGTTTCCCGCCGACGACCGAAGGCGAACAGTGATTTTGTTGTCCGTCACTGAAACGGTCGTGCTCGCGTACGTCCCGCTGACCGTAAGAGCGACCGATATCTCGTTACCGGCGGCTCCGGCCGCCTTCGCGTATATTCCGACGGTCGAATTGCCACTCCCGAATCGCAGGAACGCGTAGGACTGCTTGCTGGTCTCAAGGAACGTGTAAATACCGCCGACCTTGAAGCTCCCATAAATTATCTGACCAGCCGCGGCCGCTTGCCGAATTGACACCTCCGCACCTCGGACCTTTTGCTTTTTGCTGTCGGACTTAGGCGCGCGTGAACCGCTCGCGGTCACGCTCTTGGGCATTTTGATTCCGCGCTTTACGACACGATTTCGGCTTGGTCTAGTTACTGGTGCCATCACTTGCTTCGCTTGAACTTAATCCACTTCGGACGCTCCGGCTTGCCCCAGTACCCGTCCCACTTTTCGACTGTTACGACGTACTCGAACCCCTTGTCGTCAGGATATAACGCTTTCTGACTTTGGTCCGTGAACCTGAACTCGTTGGGTCGTTCCAATCCCCGTAAATCACTTTCGTATGTGAGTGTGAGGGTAATCGTCGACTCGTCCACCTGAATCGTTGGGATGTCGAGCTTTCCGGCGAATATCTGGTACGGGTCGGCGACTAAGGCGTTGGTCGAATCAAGCATACCGAGCCACACCCGGCCTCTGTTGCTTATCCTGGCGTCGACAAGCGCGTAAGACAACAACTCGGCAATCGTTCCATTCAGAGTGATTTCGCATCCCACCGCCTTCACATCCGACGTCTCCTCTACCACCTTGAGGGGACGGAGCCATCCGTTGCCGAGGTAGGAGTTACCGGCCCAAGTGATGTCAAACGTTCGGTCGTTGAGGTAGACGACCGTGGACGCGCCGAACTCTAACGAGACAAGGAATACCGGCCTCACTGTTTGCTGTGAGATTGCCGACTGCATACCTACCGTTAGGTTCCTCATTCCTAAAGCGCCTCGACCGCCCGAAATGAAATGTTGAACAGTTGGGTAGACCCCGCCTCGACGACGTTTACCTGGTCATCGGAAAGCCGAAACAACCCCTGCGGGTTGGATGTGATAATTGTTGCGTTGTCGGCATGAGCGCGGAGCCTCGGAAACACGTCAATCGTTGCGTTGCCGGTGGCATCCGACACTACGTTCGAAAGGACCATGTAAATCCTTTGGTCAATTTGGATGAAGTCGCCCCCTTTTAGTACCGTCTCATCTGGCGTCCAGCCGTCTGAGACGAGCTCTTTGCTCGCCTTTTGGGAGCCGCCGTTTACTTTTGGCGTTCCATTACCGGTTCCCAGCGGCTGCGATAGAAGGGTATCCCCGAAAAGAAATGTTCCGTTCTGTCCCCTCAAGGACGCAAGGAACGCAAAGAACGGCGCCGCCTCTTGTCTTGTTAATGGTGGGTACGCAACGTCAACCGTCCACGACTCCCCGTCGTATTCGTACTTTGTTGTCTGGTATGTGGTCGGCGATACACTTAGGGTAATAGCACTCGTAATCTGCCAGCGTGTCGAACCGGGCTTCAACGATGTTGGGCACGTTATAGGAAAGGAAATCGTCATGCTCCCCTCGATTGATTGTCAATAACTATGTTGGCCGCCTGTCGAGCAATTACGTCGCTGTAGCTATTCACAACGTCGTAAATCCTCTGTTCGACTCCGGGGTCTGCTCCGCGAGCGTCAATCGCTATATTTACTTGCGACGACTTCATCGTGTTAGGGCTCGACATAGCGGTAACGGACGCGCCGTTCACCTGAGCTTTTGATACGTTCATCGCCTTAGTATCCGTTGGGGGCGTAACTGTCCCTAGTCGAGAGTTTCCGACGTCGAGCAATCCAGCGTTACGAGCCTTTTCCATGTTTTCGTCGAACTCGGCGCTGAATCGAATTTTGATATCCTTCTCCGTCGGAAGGTTATCCATGTCGTATTTGATTTTGTCGAGGTCTTTGCCCAGCTCCTTCCATTTGTTGTTGATGGCGTCAACCGAGTTACCAATACCGGCGATGATTCCGCCGAATTGAGCGTCGGACATATTCTTAAACTCTTCCAACGACTTCACGCCGGAAGCTTTAATCACAGCCACGACTTTCTCAGCATCTTCGACCGACATTCCTCCGTTGATTAGGTGTTGTTTGAGGTCATCGACTGTTTTGGCACCGCCTTCTATTGCTTCAACGATAATGTTTTTAAAAGCGAGGATTGCACCACGACCCCGACCTCCGCTCGCAAAGAGTTGGTCAACGGCCCCCTTCATGTTGGCCATGCCTTCAAGCCCTGGCTCAAAGGCTTTGCCTAATCCGGCTACATTTGCGGCGTATTGCTGCCATGTGATTTGACCTTGAAGTGCCATCTTTAAGAGAGCTTCGCTCAAATCTTCAAAAGACAACCCGAGTTGGTAAACTAGCATCCGCGCGCTATCAATATCGCCAGCGAGGTTGGTGCCCAATAGATATGCGATTTGGCCGCCCACATCCTCGGTAATACCCAGCAGTCCTTGCAAGGCGGTCCCTAACCCCTCAAACAAAGAGCGAGCGTCCTCCCCCCATTTAGACATTTCATCAGCCCATCCGGGTTTATTGAATCTGGCGGTATCTCCCTCAATGAAATTCATGAGGTCGCCTTGGAAAGTATTCCACTGGCCGTTCTGCATCTTGAGCGTCACGGATTTAAGGCTTGATAGTTGTTCTTCTAGCCAATTTGCGAAAACGTGGCGTGCCTTGCTATCAGCGTTCTGCGGCCCCCACTTAAATTGGTCCCCGACAAGACCACCGAGGACTTTGCCCACCTCGGCCCCAATATATGCTCCAATCGCAGCACCTACTGGACCGCCAAGAGCGAATCCAATTACTCCTCCTCCAATAGCACCCGCTCCTGAGCCAACCGCTTCGCCAGTACCTTTCTCGGATTTGTTTTCTTTGCTAACTCGCTTGGATGATAGACCAGCTCCAATGACGGTGAATGCGGCCTTTGTATAGAACTCAAGCTCCTTGGCGCTCATGTCTAATGCAGCGCCAATATCCGCCATCATTTTATCTAGATTATCTCCAAGGCCTTCTTGGAGAGTGCTGAATAGGTCAGTTAGCTCAAGTCCGAAGTTGGATGACACATTACTGAGCCCGTTCATTAGAGCTTTAGTAGCGCCCGAAAAGGACTTAGTCAGCTTGCGCTGCATATCGGCTGCCATGTCGCTGACAACCTTTTGCGCTTCTTTTTGGACCTCTTCGAGGGAAATTGCGCCCGAATCAATCTCGGTCTGCCATTTCTCAATGAATCCTTTTTCGACTGTTTCGCTTAACTGGGCCTGCAATTTAGCGAGGTCGAGATGCGTGAACTCGGATGTAAATTCATTGAAGCGTCTCTCAAGGTCCGAAGTCGCTGCGTCCGTTTTGAACTTGTTCCAACTAGCGCGATATTTCTCAATCTGCCGAGCCGCTCTGTCTGCCGCCTTGGCTTGCGAATCAATCGCGGCGGTCGACATCTCGGTGTTTTTGATTGCGGGAACAACGACCTGGTTTAGCCCTTCAACCTTTACAGTGAGGGTTGATGCAGATACCGCAGCCGCCGCAGCTTTATCGTTATTATCTTGGAGCTGGTCGTTAAGCCTTTTAAAATTATCTGTCTCCGCCTCAAGCTGCGCATCAAGCTGCTTCTTTCGTTGCTCCTGTCGCGCTCCTAGCTTGTTCGGATTCCAAAGGTTCTCCATCGTCCCGCCTCGAAACGGGTCGGTGAGGTTTTTGAGTTCCCCTTGTAGCTCTTGAATCTTTTTCCTGGACCTATCCGCCTGTGCCTGGATGCCTTGCCCAAACAGGTATTGGAAGCCTCGATTGGTATCCTCAACCCATTTGATGATTGTTGGAAGTGCCGCCGATGCTGCGCCAAGTACGGTCGTGAAGAATTGCGATGCTGATGTGCCTAAAGATACCCAGTCGACATCGTCTAGCGTATTAGCAAGCTCCCGATATGCCTTCTTGAGTTCGTCGTTGTTGTTAATTACAGCGCCAATCTGAGCCAATCCTTCTTGGAAGGCGATATTCACGGCGTCTTGAGCGTTGCGTACGCTATCGGCAGCCGCGGGGAGTGCGTCAAGCGTTGACTGAAGGTTCTCGTAGAACTTTAATTGGACCGCCTCCTTCTTTTGGGCTTCGGATAGCTTCTCCGTCGTCGTGCCGATTGCTTTTGCATAATCAGCATAAGCTTTTTCGGCGTCTATGTTTACTTTGAGAGCCTGAAGCTGCGTGACGTTGCCTTTCGCAAGTGCGTCGATGAGCCGATTAACTGCATCCTTAGCATCAATGCCAAGAGCGCTTGCGACTCTTCCACCTAGCTCAGCTATTTTGGCAAAATTATCCGCTATGCCTGGAATCTGTTTGATGAGCCCTTCGTTGGCAAGCTTCATCAGGTCAACTGACCCGACCGTTCCAAGCAAGGCATCTTTGGCCTTGGCGATTTGTTCGGAGCTGCCGCCCAAACGGTTGAAGGCATCAGCCACGCCTGAGAGTTGCTCGCCTCGTTTACTGAGGTCTCCGAGGATGCCCGCTAGCTGCTGAAAGGCCGGAAGTAAGGTTCGTCCAAGGTCTAATGTAAAGGAAGCTGCTAGAATCTTTTGAATACCACCAACCTTGCGCTGGAGTTTATCCAGTTCACCAACCGCCTTGTTCATGTCCTTCGACAGTTGGGCGACGTTGGCGTTGATGTCGATGCTTATCTCAGCCGCTTTCCTTTTCTTTGCCATAAGCCTTCATCGCTTCCATGTACGCTCGCAGGTTGTCGCGCACCTCTGTGGGGCTAGTTATACCACGACGCTCGTGCGCCGACGTGTCCTTGTGTTGCGGGAAGAAGTCGAAAGGGTGGCAATTCTTTGTTCCTAATGCGCCACGAACAACCATCGTGAGAACTCCTGTACGGTAGTCCTCACGTTTCGTTTGTTCCCGTTTGGCACAAACGATGGCGTTAATCTTTGCGGGAGTGAGAAGCCAGAACTCTTGTTCTGACATCCCAACTTCGACAGTAAAGAAAGCTAGTAAACCGAGCCAGTCCCAGTTTTCGGGCTCGGCTACGGCTTTTTTCCGCCTTTCTTGCCTTCGCCCTTCTTATCTTCTTCCGACACGCTTCCGGTCGCATTTTGGAAGGCTTTTCTTAATGAATCACCAATCCTGCTCATGTTGCTAATGGTAATCATGGACCCGACTGTACGAAGCGCCGCAGCCAGTTTAGCATCCGGTCGCCCGTCAATCATCTCGCCGTCGAACTCCTCGTGGTGGGAAATGATTCCCGCCCACAGGAAATACAAGAGGTGAGATGGGTCCATGAAATCTACTTCTCCCTTCAGAGCGTTGATTCCTGCGACCTTCTGTAACTTTACAAAGGCGTAAATTGAATAAAGGAGCGAGTACTCTGCCCCTCCAATTTCAATTTTTACGGTCGGGAGTGCTTGGTTCTCCGTCATATTTTCCTCGGGTTATTATGCGATTGTGATAGCACCGTCGATGTTCAACTGGATTGAGTAGATGTTGAACCCATCTACCTGACCAGTGTACGACGCTTGAATGTAAGCGCCGAAAGTATACTTCTCGTCGCCGGTGTCATTGATGACCATTTCAAAGTTCTTCCGAGTCCCTGCCTTTGCAGCGGTTACAAGTGCCGCATGGGTGGTGTCGGTTGAATCGTAGTATACGTCAAAGGTCACCGGGCTTTTATCAACCGTGGAAACCTTCATGAAAGTATCTGTTGAGCCGTGGTGACGAGCCGTAATCATGGCTGGTGTGAATCCAGGTCCATTCGGTCCGTTATGAACTCCGTCAATCGCTGTGAACACTTCGGGGGTTGCCCCGTCTCCGAGCTTAATTACCACGCCATGCGCTGCGGTTACTGCTACTGTCATATTATGCTATCTCCTTATGAAATATCTCAACATCCACCGGTATTACATACTCGCCTGTGTCCAGGTCGAAAGCGTCCTGAGTATTGACCACCTGCGAATAGTAAATCGTTTCGCTCCCCTCGGTTCCCTTCCAACCGTGGAGACATCCAAGAACCGCTTCCGATAGTTGGTGCGCCGCGGTCGGCGTTTTAGCCCAACAATCAATCTGAAACCTGCTCAACGCCGAGGTTGTTGTCCCGCTGTGGTGTAACGAGCGGCCGGAGGTTCCGATTCGCTGGTATACCAAGCAAGGAAGAACGACTCCCTGTGATGCCTTTTGAGGGTACACCCGAGCCCCGACTATCGCCGATACCCCTGGGTTGTTTTTTAGGCGCGCGTATAAGGCTTCGTGAATCATTTCTCTGCGGCTCCCTGATGGTTTGCCTTGTCGACGGCCTTGGCCACCTGTTCGACGACCGTGGACTCAAATGTGTCGACGACTTGCTCAAATTTCTCCTCGGTTGCACCGCGCATGAACGATTTGCCCTCCACAAATCCCCGACTGGTCCGTTTGCGCTTTCTCTTTGGTCCGTGGCCGGTGTGGTTGAACCCGTATTCGACGAGGTGAGCGTACCAAGCCTCGGCACTTCCGGCGGTTACTTGCGCCTGATTTGGGTTGCCGCGAGCGCGACGAACTTTGATGCTGTCCCTAAGCGCACCACTATCAACCGGAACGCGCGCCAGAATCTCCTCCCGCACTATATCGGCGCTTTCCTTGAGAGCCTTCCGGCTGATGGCAACGGTCATATTCCCAGGGAGCCCATCGAGAGCATCGCGGACCGCTTTTATTCCGGTTATTTTGATGGTCATGAATGGGCTAGTCATTGGACCTCACCACTACCTCAAGCCCCTCGGTGCGGCTCCTGTTTTCTATGGTGCGAACGCTCTCAATGTCCCAGGTGACCGACCTAATTTTGAGTTTATGCTTCGGAGTGAGGTCGGTCCTGTATCTGAGGTAGACGGAGCCCCGTCTGAATGCGATTGGCCGGTCATTTTGAAGCGATTCGCTCCCCTTATCCTCAACCAGTTGCCCCCATACCTCGGCAACGGTGGTCCAGGTCTCGACCTCGTATCCGGTCGCGTCGGCGGCCACGCTCAATTTAAGGATTGTGACCCGGTCTCTAAGCCCCCCGCTTCTCATCCCAGCCTCAAGAATCTGTAAGGCATCAGAATCATCTCGAAGGTCGACGGGACCTGATACATCTGGCCGGACGAAAACGGTTCGCGGTTCTCGAACCAGTGACTTACTAGGTGAGTTATCGCAAGGCGTATAGGCGAAGGAACCGCAGCCGCCGTCGCCCCGTAGCCAGCGATGAACTCGATTTCCACGGCGTTGACTTTATCTCCCTCGGTCAACGGCCAAGCTCCGTTTTCCGTGAGAACAATCAGTCCCGGCGTGCTGCGGTTATCTGTCTGGTATTCCGAGGTCGGAAGCGTTTGCAGCGCCCCGTCCTGGTCGTAGTATTTTATGTGCGTCACGCTTGCGAGCGGTGGAAAGGGAAGCTCGATTGTGGACCGATAAGGGAACTGGTCGAGGTATAGCCGCCACGTTTGGTTGACTAACGTGCGTCGCGTGAACTGTTCGACGATTTTGCGGGCCGAGGTTATGAGACCCGCAAGAAGCGCGTCCTCGGAGTTGTCCGTCACTCGGAGGTGATTCTTCACCTCGGACACCGAAACCGGCTCCACCGTGGAGTCTGTGACTAAATTGGTTTTAAGCATAATCGTCCGGTAAGAGGCGAGGCACCATCACGATGCCCCGCCTCCGTTTAGTTAGGCCCGAGTAGCGAGTGCCACGTATGGTGACAGCGTGCCAGCTCCCTTGTAAGGAGTGAGCGGGCTGTTCCATGTTGGCTGTCCGTCACAACGGTAGGTGAACTTGAGCACCTGCTCGTCGTAAAGGAATCGCACGTGGATGCTAGACTGCATTTGCATTCCACCCTTCTCAACCATCAGGTACTCGCTAAGGTCTGCGAGAACCACGTCGCCAACAGTTCCAAGAGCCGCACAATTCTCTACAGGAATCACAGGACGCCCGAAGAGTGTGTTGTATGGCTGATTTGCGAACTGACCGGCAGGGAAGAAGATTCCGTTGTCGCCGAGCGTAAGCTGGAACAACTGGGTCTCTACCTCTTGGTTGATGAACCACACCGCGTTCGGACGGTTTGCCCCGAAGCAACGAGCGTACATCTTGAAGAGGTTTTCCTTGTTAAGGGTAGCCGCAGCCTGACCGGTCTCCTTAGCAACTGTAACGAGTCCGGTGCCAGCGAGGATGCCCTTCGGCTTGCCAGTTCCGTTTCCGTTCATAATCGCTTCGTCGAGTGCGAAGGAAAGCTCCTTCACGAATGCTTCCTCAACAACGCTCTGGAGCGCTGTGGTATCGGCAACAAGCTCGTCGGTGAGGTAAGCAGTAGCGCCCAACTTGTAGAGGCTGAAGTTCATTTGACGGAACTTCGGCTTTGAAGCGGTGTAAGCATCTGCCTCGGCCATCCAGTAAGCGCGAACGCCACCGAATCGGCTGCCATCTGCACGGGAGGTTTCGTCGATGACGTTAACCTTGAGCCCGTTTGAGCCAGCCGAAATCGGAACCCGTCGAACTCGCGATGCAAGAACTCCGGAGCTGTAAACGCGCGACAAAAGCTCGTTAGCAAAGTCGATGTTTACAAGGAAGCCGCCGTCAGCCGATACGTTTTCAGCAAGTCCGGAACCGACTCCTCGACTCTCGCGAAGTCGTGGGTCGAATCGCTTCCCTGGGGTTCCTGCCTCAACTACGGCATGAAGGAACTCGCCAAGGTTGCCCCATGAGCGCCCCTCTGACTTGTTCTGGTCCTTCTGAACCGAACGAGTGTCATCAGCTGGCTCGTAGGTTACTGCTTTTGATGTAGCTACTGACGACTCAAGCGATACCATGCGCTCCTCGCGCTCAATTCGCTTGTTAAGCCCGTTTACTTCTGTTTCCTTCTCGTTGAACTCCTTCTCCTCATCTGAGTTGAAGTCGCGTTGCTCAGCGTCACACTTTGCAGTGATAGCTTTCATCGAACGGATTAAATCGGCACGTCGTTGCCGTAATTCCTGTGAATTAGACATGGTTTCCCCTTTGTTTTAATTGATTGACAAGTTTCCTCGTCGCTGGGGACGAACCACGGCGTCTGACAACGGACGCGACTACTGGGAGCCGCTGATGTCAGCGTGATAATGAGAGATTGGGGGACGGGTCGGTTTTATGTCACGACCTATGACCGCATTTTTGTTTTGTGCGGTTGACTAGGCGCAACGGAACGGACGCCGAATGAAGAGGCGTTTCGATTTTGGATATCTTGGGGGACGCGTTGATTAAAGCGAAAGAATCGTAAGGCGTCTCTTTGCTCGCTCAAGGTTTGAGCGCTGTTCCTTTACCCGCTCCGACCAAACTGATTGAGCCGAGCGGACTCCGATTGATGTCGCTGGGTATGCCGGGAATGCAACGAGGGACACCTCGAAAAGATTCACGTCGAGCAGCTCACGGTGCTGCTTGCCTCCGCGAACGCCCCACTTGTCGTTCACGGACTCAAAGCCAAACGACATCGCGTCAACGAGCCCCGAGCGAACCCATTCAATCGCCTTTTTGCCGTCCTCTGTAGGGACTGGCGTCATACGGACCTTGAGCCCAATCTCATCTTCCTCGAGCGTAAGGGTTCCGTTCTTGGTGCGCGCAATAATCATGCCGGTCTGATGGTCCAGGAGCGCCCGAACGTCTTGATTTACTCGGAGTGAGCGAGAGAACGCCCCTGGGACGATTGATTCGGTGAACGTATCCACCCAGCCCATCTCGACGCTCGGAGAATTGAATACGGCGGCATATCCAACAAGGGACGAGGTTCCGTCGTCTCTCTGCTCTACGTCCAGTTTGTGCGAAAAGCACCGAATCTCTTTGCTCATGTGGCCCCTAGTTGACTCGAACCGCTTCTTTAGCCAGTTCAATAATAAGGTCGCTTAACTCGTCAGCCGTTCGTGACTCTCCATTCCACTTATCGAGGAATGACTCCACGACCGACAACGCGAGCGTGTCAGCGTCCTGTCTCTCATTCAACAGTAGCAGCCCCGCAATAATCGGGTCGACACCTTGCTTGATAACATTTCGGTGCTGGTCGAACGGCTTCCCGCTCTTTGCGAGTCTCTCGACGAAACGCTCAAAGGTACTCCTGAAAACAGGTTGGAATGGTTTCTCGCCAACAAACGCGTCATCCTGGCGCTCGACGTGTCTTTCAATCGCGCCTTCAAATGCTGACCGCGCTTCGTCGACCGCTGTTTGGTCC